CGCGCCTCGCGCTAACATAAACCGCCACGCACATAACTGCTCAAATGGCAAGAGAGTAAGCTACACGACCTCCGAGATGTTCGTGTATAAAGTGTCAGAAACTCTCGGAGGTGTTCGTGTTAGTTAAGGTCAGAAAGTATCGGGGTCAAACCATACTACCTCACCCTCCAAGATCTTGTCAATCAGTTCCAGGATTTCATTTCCATTGTTAGCATGAGTGTGCAGGAAAGAAGTGTAGAATTCGAGTTGAGACATTGTGAAAGAAAGTGTTAGTTAGAGTGTCTGTGAGTTAGAGCGAATCAACCAGAGGTCTTAAAGTAAGCAGAGCGGTTTCCCTGAGTTACAGCAGTCTGTGCATTCACTGCATGTCCGTTGTAGCTCTGTCCACGGCGGTTAGTGTTAGTCCGAGACCCTTTAGTTTGTGACATAACCAACTCAGACTTACGTGCTTTACGTGTAGGCAACTTAGTCACCTTTACTTGACCACGAACCTCTGCAATCATAAGGTCGAGAGTGTTACCCTTTGCAGCGAGTTCAGAGATGTTGAAGGTCATTGAGGTGTGTTCCTTTCGACCCTTATAAGATACCCGATTCTGAGGGTCTGTGATCATAATGTGTGCAACATGTTCAAGTGTCCATAATAACGTCTTTAATACTTAATCCATGGTATACTCACTAACTCTCACTGGAGTTAGCTACACTTAAGACCCCTTAGCGTTCTCTAAGCTTTCCCTCCTCATAAACCCTTACAGAGTTATTATAAACTCTCAGAGTGTTTGTGTCAAGTTCCCCTACGATTGTCTCAGAAAAATGTGTGTGAGACTCAGAGGATTTGTGACGGGGGTGTGTTGCCATTTCGGAGAGTTTGTGATAGCGTGCGCGCTAAGATCACAAGACCTGAGCACATTTAGAGACACATAATTCGCTACACATAACAAAAGAGATAATTCACGCTGCTATATTTTTTAATACATTTTTAATTGATTCAGTAATAGTAACTCCTGGGTATCTTCAGAGGTATTTGTGAGACACTCAGGAGTAACTTACGGGTCATAAGTCTCTATTTCATACCCTACACTTTCATCATCATAGGTATCACTCTCCTCCTCTTGTTCTTTCAGTTCGTTGATAAAATACTCGTTCATGATCACTTCCCTTTCTTCTTACCTTTAGTGTTAATTTCACCGAGGTTCTCTACATAAACCTCTTTGACTTGTTCCTTACCTTCTAACTCTAAAAGTTCCTTCCAATTCCATTGACTAGGTGTTACGCAATTACTTACATCAACTGTGAAATCTAGTGTAACTCTGTATCTGGTGACCTTCGATTGTGGGTTGATTGTTTGCATTTGAAAGAGAAGAATTAACCTTTAGTATTTTATACTAATTTGGTTTTATATGCAACAGGTTCTTTATACTTAGTAGTGAGTAGATCAATGAACTCATATTGTTCAAACTTGACGATCTCTCTATAAAGTTTGTCCTGTTCAGTTGCTGTTAGTTTGTCCATGAAATTGTCGTGTTTAGTCATCACTCACTTTCTCCCACTTTGCTACATGTATGTCTTTGATCTTTGATTCATTTTCTTTGACAAATCGTTCCATGTCACGTTTACTATGAAAGAACCTTTGATCATACAAATTCAGATTCATTTTTGGTGCTGGTTTTAATCGAACCAAATAAACAGCAGGATAACCCATCACAATCCCTCCATCAATCCTTCAAGAGTTTCATCACCATAATAGTCCAATACTTCTTCTTTAACATCATCTTCATCCCAATCTTTCAGATTCTTTTCAATACTTTCAACTGCAAAAGTGATAAGACTATCCATATCCATACCTTCAACAATCATCTCCGCATAATTGAGTTTCAGTTGGTCAAGTTGTGACGCAGTGAGTTTAGAATCAGTCATCGGATTGGTGTGGTCGAAAGTAGAAACAAATGCCATTTAATCTAAGAGAGACTTGACTAAAAGTGTACCGAGGTAAATGGTAATGAAGATCGTGAATGTACTCATCTTTTGTTGTTATTGAACTAATGGTGATTCGTCCAGTTCTTGTTGATACTGGACAAATTGTTCTTCCGTAACTTCATCGACACTCTCTTGAATCACTTGATAGATGTAATCAATGTTTCCAACTTCATCCATGATACGATTAACAACCACAGGATCTTCTACGACGTTATCATAATCAATATCACCATTTTCATCCTTCAAATAGCAATCTTCTTTCGTATAAATCCACGCGGCACAATATGCAGTTTCTCCCTGTTGTTCGATAAGAGTGTTGACTCGATCTTTCAGTTGTTGGAGAGTGTAGTTCATTTGTTGAGAGGAAGAATTTCGTATGAAGTAAAATCAGGATACTCTTTTTCGACCCACTTACATAACTTATCGTTCTGTGATTTACGACCCTTCGATGTCTTCGGTTTCGTAGGCATCGTCTTGTAAAATGTAATCACGTTTTCATCTTCCGTGACTACATTGATCACATAAGTTGCGGTTGTTGTTTGCATCAATCCTCGATCGTTACAGAGTGAATCACGAAGTTAGGATTCAGTCGATTGCATGTAGCAATCGCTTCCTCTTTTGTTTCTTTGATGTAACCTAAACAATCATTCATGATCCAACCATTGTCACGATGAAATTGACCATGAAGAAGAAACTTAAACTCTTGCATTTCAGTTACCCTCAGTGAGACGGAAGATTGCAGAGATCTTATCACAAACTCGGTTGTAAATCACCTCCTCGTAACTATCATCACCATCGAAGTGATCTTGATACTCAGAGAGAGCACGATCGATGATAGTCCACTCATCATCTGTAAAAAGACCTTTGTAGATTGTTGCAGACATTTCCTGTGAAGTCATTTGTTTGAGGTTTGAGTGGTGTTCCTTTGACTCTTATAGAATCCCATATTTTCAGGGATTCTGCAATAGGGGTTTGGGACAGTTCACGGATTGGTTTTCTGGTGGTTTAATTGTTTCACCAACCTCGATCAATGTCAACGCACTCGCTAACATTGAAACCACCACAATCAACAGAACTTCAGGTTTAATCATCCGAGACGCATAGAGGAAAAGAAAGGAACAACGGTCAAACCTTGACGAGTGTCCATTTGAACAAACCAGTCAAAGTTCTTCGCGAAGACTTTATCACCATCACAACCATTTCCCTCCAGGATAGCATTGAGACGAGATTTGGTGGTGTTAGTCTGCCAACCACCATCAAAGAGTCGGATGAAACCTTCACCAATCTCTGCAATTTTGTTCCCGTGAAGTCGAACAATAGAGATCTGATCTTCTTCGTTAAAGTGAACAGAAGTGTTACCAGAAGACCAATTCTCGCTGTTAGCGATTGCGGTGTTCATTTGTTGTTCGATCTTACGCATGGTTGGTGGTGTTCCTTTGACTCTTTTAATATACAGAACCCCAGTGGGTCAGGTAGTTCGCCATGATACAAAACCGCGAAACCACCTGGGGAACCGTCCACTAGTCATAATTAACATTTACGTCGCACAATCCTTCCAGATCGATCTTACCATCAACCGCAAATTCATCCAGGAGATAATCAACAGTCAATTCAAGTTGTGACGCAATCTTCTCAAGAACCACCCATGAATCTACAGACATTTCATAACCCCCAGTTTCAACAGTTTGAGTGAGAAAATCAATTTTGTCCATTTTGAAGAGTGTAAAGAATTTGTTTGAGATCTTCGATAGAATCTTCCATCGCAGACCTAGAATAACCAGTAGCGAAAGGATAACCCCGTTCAGGATCGCTACAAGAATCGTTGGAAACTACCACTGCATTTTTGAGTCTTTCGATCACAAATTGCAGTTCTTCTGCTACATCGAACATTAGAATGTGATCTTAAGTTGGTGTGAGTCAGGTCGGACAACTTCCGCAGCGTCATTTAGCACATCTGCGGTGAATCGTCGCGCATCGTTGTTATTCCAAAGAAGAACACCGATGATAACCAGGAGGACAAATTTCATGTGAATGATGCGAAGTTCTTTGAGAGATCTTGTCTTATTCATCAGAAAGGATTTGTCCAGTTGTTTGCTTGATAATCGGAAACCAGACCCTCTTTGTTGAGACTATCAACAAAGTTGTTCCAATACTCACGTTTAGCGATTGCGTCACCTTTGAGCGACTTATCGGAGATAACTGCCACTTTCCAGTTGTAGCGAAACTGGTCAAGAACTTGTGCTTTTGTGTGACGCATGGTGGTGTTCCTCTCAACTGAAGTCAGTATAGGATGCCCAGACGACTCCACAACCACCGATCAACCAGTTTGGCGACTGTCACGCTCAGTTTTTTGTTGATACTGAAGGTTCCTTTCTTGTCGTTCAAGTTCATAATAAACTGACCAAAGTTTGGTGGACAAATGTTGTTCAAACTCATTATCTTTGATGAGTTCGATAACATTAGACACTTGCGTTTTTGCAAGTATCAGTTTAAGCATTGGGTCTTCGATTCTCTTCATAGAGTTGTATATTTACAGAAGAAGAGAAAGACAGGAAAACTAAAGAGACCGAAGAGTGCTCCCATTGCAACTGGTGCAGGAGCAAACGAGATCAGATAAAAGATCGCGGAGATAGCAGGAATTGCGAGTGCAATCGCTAAGGAATACTTAGCAGCACGTTTGATTTGATACTTAGAAAACATTAGTCCAACGAGTGTGATTTACTTTAGAGATTCTACCTTCTGCCAACATATTGTCGCAGACTCTAACAAAAACTTCAAACTTTTGTTCTCGGGTGAGATTATGTGGTGCTGCAGTTTGTGCAATCACCTTGAGCATTTGTGTCTTGTTAGTGATCATGATCAGAGGTAAAGGAAGGAACCATAAGGGTCACAAATGTGAGGATTATCTGCCAACTGAGTGATCAGATAACGGACACCTTTTGCGGGTGCTTTGTATGATGCAGGTTTGTAACATTCACCTGAGTTCTTATCAATAAACATCCAGCAAGAACGTCCGTAAAGTCTTCCTTCAGGACCGACAAGATAAGACCAGACTTTGATATACTTTCGACCCTCTTCCATTTCCAGTTGAGTATAAACAGAATGACCCGATTCAAGTGCATCAACCTTCCACTGATTGTTGCACACTTCGATGAGTGCTTCGGTCAGGAATTGTGGTTTGGTTTGTTCGAGAATCATGAGAAAAGAGAAAGGATAATGACAACAACTGAGAGGAAGTAAAACATTAACAACCCATACCCATTGCAGAGTTAAAGAGTTGTGGTTCAGTGTGCATTTCAGTCACTTGGTAACCATAACCTTCAACACGGGAATCAACCTCACGTTGAAAATCTTTCTTGTTGATATAACTCTTAGACTGAGTTTTACCAAAGAAAGTAACAACCTTCAACATCAGTCGATTGTGAATCTCACCCGTTGCAAATTTGACGGGGTAGAAGTCTACAACCATGTTTCCACTTTTTGCGGTGAGTTGCATTTGGTGTGAATCCCTTTGACTCTTTTAATATACACGGGATTGGACCCTCTGGCGGGATTAGTGGACACTTTGATCAACTGGCACAATCAAACCTTGACGATGAGAATCTCATGAGACTCTTTCTTATTATGATCAACTCCACGTTCTTTCTTATACTTTCCGACCCTAGTTTCTCCTGCTTGATATGAATAATGCCACTCAGGATAGTAGAGGTCAAAGTCAGCATAATACTCACGGATTGTCTCGCAGTTGTTATACGAGAGGATGAAACTACCTTTATGATTGTGTAGCAAATCCCTCAACTTTTCATGATCAAAACCACTATGATGAACGTCAATGTTGCAGTTCGGATACATACCCTTCAACATTTTGTTATCACTATCTTTCTCCAAATAATACGGAGGATCGAGATACAAAAAGTCTGTGGAGTGACTATCAACAACCTCTGCAAAGTCTCCTTTCTTCACTGAGAAGTTAGGGTTCTTATATGCACGGATATTGTTCACCATTCGATCCCATTTTGTTTGGGATTCGTAGATCTTACTCATCCAACCCAGGTACATCGGACCATAGGAAAGATTATGATTAAAGTAATAGTATGCTGCAGCAGTTAAGTTATCAAGTTCTTTCGCATCGCGTTTGTAATGATTAGTTGACCAATCTTTCAGCATGTCTTGAGTATAATCCCAACACATTAACTCTTCTTTCACTCGAGCATATTCTTCCTTGGTAGGTACCAACGTCCTACACTTATCCGCGAGTGCATCACTATCTGCAAGAAGTTGTTGCCAGAAGTTCACCAGTGCATCGAAAATGTCGAAACCAATTACTTCAACTCCCACCTCAGATGACCACCTAGATTCAAGCGAACCTCCACCAATAAATGGTGAAATGATTCTCTCAGGATACGGGAGTTTAGGTAAGTATTCGGTGATAATGTTGTATGCTTTAGATTTACCACCTGCATAGCGAATTGGTGTCTTCATTTTACCTTCCTGTCGATTTTGTATTGTCCAAATGCTTCATGAATGTGGTCGGGGATTGTGTCATCATTCTCCTGAAAGTTCCACTGAGGAACACAACCTTCAATAGCATTATACTGCGAAAGACAAGTTTCTTCAATACCTTTTGCACTCACAGGCACAACCATCTTCTGACTTTTGAACAATCCAGGAACCTCAACTTCAATAGGTTCCATGTAAATCATATAAACTTCAACTTTATTTCCCGCAGTAAGTTTCTCACGGATCAGGAAATTCATCGCGAACCTGTTAATGCCAGGGTCATCTGTACCCGAATTGAGATAGAAACCCATGCAACCTTCGATACCAGTACCACAGGAAGATTGTCCAATTTTGTATATCTCACCATCAACACAGAAAATATAAACAAGTGAAACGTGCTTACGCTTCAACTCCTTAGGAAAGTTTGCATCATAATCAAGTGCAAGTTTCCTTTTGTAGAAGACATGTTTTTTGCCCTTGTATTCTTTCCCGTTAAGTGTAATTTCACCAACGCGAGTCACACCAGGAACGTGAGAGATTTGCATGTCTTTGAATTAACTTTGTTAATTATACAGACACACCGATCCCGTTGGCGAGATCAGTGTGCAGCACGTAGATTGTCACATTGCTCAATTAGAAAGCAATGTAGAGGTGTTTAGGATCAAGAACCTGTGAACTATCGTCGGTGTAATGTGTTTCCGAAGCAGGGATAAATTCATCATCGGAAATATCATAAATGGTGACTTCCTGTTGCAATGTTTCTTTGGAGCAACATTGCAGTTTTTCGAGCAATTCAAGATAAGTCATGAGTTTCAGTTAAGAACGTGTTCGTAATCGATAGAATTGACGCAGAATCCTGTTGCTGCTGTAATCTCTTCCACTAAATCTTCCTCATCGTCTGCTTCCCAGATCGTAGAGAAAGTTTCATCAATGATCTCTTTTTGCATTGTTGGAGGCAATTCAAAATTGTCATCTTCAAAATCAAAGTGAATGAAAGTGACTCGAAATTTCATGGAAGTTGTCTTTCTAAGTGTTGTTTGATAGAACTAAACTCAGGACCAGTTCGGGTCTCAATATACTTTTTAACGATCTCTACGATGTTATCGGGTTTGTCTAAACATTCCCGATAGTATTCTTTTCTAGTTAATCTTTTCACGTCCCAAGAACCCCATTCTTCAGGTGAAAAGAACATTATATCAACCTCCGAACATATCGTCAAATAATTGTTGAGAACTCACCTCCAATTCTTCGCGGTGTTCTTGTACCCAACGCTCGTGATCTTCCATGCGTTTGATAGCAAGTTCACGGGGCAATCCTGAGTCCATCATAAGTTTGCCGTTTGGAAGTCTGTGCATGAACATGATGAAATCCCTTTGACTCTTTAATAATACACGCCACAGGACCGCCTGGCGCCTCTGGTGGACACTTTGATCAGGTGTCCATGGGGAAGGTTACTTTAGCACCTTCGTTCAACCACTTCTTAGCAGTTGTAAAGTTTCTGTAAGAAAATTCACGTCGATCGACTAACTTAAAGGTACCATATCTGTTGGACATGACTGCACCTTCATGGTCACATTCTTCCTCTTCAAAGTAACACTTACACAACTCATCTGCTTCCATATTTTCCATCAACAATTCTTTGATGTGCATGATAAGTTTGTAGAGATATGTTTGCATCTTAGACATACCTGCATCCGAAATATCTTTCTGTTCACGGATACAACGATTGACCTGAATCTTCAGTCGTTCTCCTTCTTTTCTTCCAGGAAACGTAACAAGATTTGCAACCACACCAGCAAGGCGAATAAAGTGGTTAATTCTACGATGACGGGAGGTAATGGTGACATTTGTATTTACGAAACGGACTTTATCTTGACCGAATGGTTTACCCTTCTGTCGGTTTGCATATACTTCTGGAGGGGAAACATCGTAAGGGAAACCAAAGCGAACCTCTGCATCCTTGATAGTGTTACCAACATAGTGAGTATGAGCAGCAAACACAATCGTTTCAGGTGCAATCGTGTCGAAAAACTTGTAGGTGATGCAATTAGGAGTGTAGACTCTTTCTCCACCCCAACCAATAAAATCACCCTGAAAGATTCCCTCGATACGAGGTAAACAATCCATGCAAGAATGTAGGATTGATGCTACACGGGGTTTGTCTCCGTGATTCTTCTCAATATCTGCGTGAGTATAGTTTATCTTGATCTTTACTTTGTTGAAGACTGATTTAGTTCCGACAAAGAATCTCTTAGTTTGTGGATCAATTCCCCACACGATTGCAGGTGCTCCATCATACTTGACAGAGATGGTATTCTCTTCACAACGGAGAAACCGAAGCATCTCCATAAAATCTTCTTTACCACCAAAGATTGCATCTTCAGGGTGTTCGAGATGGGTGTTTTTCTTCATGATGGTATCATTGCACAAAAAAACCCCTTTTGCAAGGGGTGTTGTGACACTGGGTTATCCGTCCACCTCAAAGTGTTTATCAAGGTGGTCTAATAGTTTTTTCATGTTATCATCTTCTTTCACATTTGGGTTATTGAGCATCTCACCCATCAGCATCATCATTACATCATTCTTTTGTTTGTTATCCTCTTTTTGACGCTCTTCGTCCCTAAAGTTTGGATCTAAGTTTTTCATTCTTCCTCCACTCTGTATCCAGGAATTATGCCATTATCTTTCCGCAATGGAAAGAGTTTCAACATCAAATCGTTTGTCTCATTTTTGTGTCTGATTGATGCGTCACTAATTCCATTATCTGAGTAGTATTTAACTGCTTTAAACAGTACACTACATTCGTGGTCTGAAAATGTCATGTGGTAAAAGATTCGACTACACAGGACTCCTCATCTTCACTCAGGAGATACACTCTAGCATCTTGAATATGTTTCCTCAGAGTCCCGTAATGTTGCTGATTAAAGTCTTCATCAACATTAGTAATGAGATCGAAACATTCTTCGTCGTCAGTAGCAATCACGTTCCAGATTCCACCATATTCAGAAACAGGAAAGGGGCAGAAGTGATCGACAATGTAAAGATACTTAGATGCCATTGTTTTGGTAAAGTTCTCCTGAATTGTAAAAGATTTATTTAGTGATGTCAATGCCCGTTTGAGAGAACGGAGATAAACTGGAGAACATAACCAGGCACTCCTCCATACATTGACTTGTGAATGTTTTTCGCTGCAGGTGCATTGATCGCCTCAACAACAGTCTTAGTGAGC